AGGATTTATTCTTATATACAAAGGAATAGAACATGATGATAATATTATTGTGTATTTAGGTGGAACTGTTATAGTTGAACATATATGGCAACTGTTCCCTAAATATACATTAAAAAAAATGATGAAGAACTAAATAACTTTAAAATATTTAGGTTTTACAATATAAGTAGTAGGTGGTATACTTGCCATTTTTTGTATACTTTTTTTTGGAATACTTATATTTTTGTTAAAATACAAAAATACAAATATTATTATTAGTAAGATATTTACTGATAAAAACAGACGGAACATTTTATATATATAAAGTATTTTTTTACAAATAAAAATATACATATACACCACTAAATTATAATTTAGACTAGATTTTTTTTATATCTATGAGTTTTTCTCTAGTAGATTCTGTCTGTGGTTCCCATTTGTTAAAGTTACTATTAAATTTACAATCAACAAAGACTGTTTCATTATTATCAAATAGTTTAGTAATCAGTTTACTAATTCTAAGGGTTGATACACGAGCAGTATCAAACTTTACGACATCTTGGTCATTCAGGCAGTATAGGTCATAGATTTCTGGCTGTATTGTTTTCCTTAGTTCAAATGTTTTTAGAATACTTTTGGTAACATTCGATTTATTTTTGGGCTTTGCAACCAATTTCTCTTGATTTTTAGGGTAGAGGAATAACTGGTTCCTATGGTTTGGATTAAGAGAATTGAAGTATAGACCACGGATACCATATGTAAGTTTTGGGATAAAGGTAGTCAGAAGAGTACTATATTCTTTGTATGTAAATAGTCTTTTAACAATTAGAGGGCAAATATCTAGCTGTTTATCAGGAACAAATTTATCTGTGAACATAGAATACATTTTATTGAAACGTTTTTCAATGTTAGTTTTTTTGATATTCTTTCCTTCTGAAACAATCATATCAGAAATCAAGAACATCCAGTTGTCATTTTTATCTTTAACAATTTCACCATCAAGTAGAGTATCGTTAAAAACATCATCATCAAATCGGTATTTTACTGAAATAATACGAGGACATGTGTATCCTTGTTTTATTTTGCGATCTATATAAAAACAATAGTTAATATTATTAAATTTAGTAATAAAGAGAAAATAATTTGTTCCGGTTGTTTTAATTGAAATCAAATGTGGATTTTTTAGAAAGTTAAGGGACTTGTCGTTCAAGATACAGGCGTGGTTGTACCTTAGATTAATACCATACTTCTTTTCTAGAGTAGATAGAATCTGTTGTTTGATTTCTTTACTACTGACATTTTCACCTTCTCCAGAACAGAACGAAATTGGTGAAGTTTCCATAATCCTTGTATAATTAATAATGATTTTATTTTTAAATAATAATCAAATTTTTTTTTAAATACTTTATCTGAAGGGAAAATAATACGGTGCAGGGTGATCTAACTGTGATTCGCCCTTTACCAATTCAAAATTAGATACATCATTATATTTTCTGATTAGATAATTTTTTACAATTTCTTTATAGTATATGAAACAATAGAAGATATTGGTCATTTATATTATATATCATTATTTATTTAAGTATCCTATTTTAACTTATAATCAAATATTAGTTCACTATTATTAATAATTACAGGAAAATAGTTATCAAAGGTATTTACAATTACTCTGGACTGTAAAGGGTTGAGTATTCTAACAACGATAATAGGTTTATAGTTTTTATCAGGAGTATTATTTTTGTGGTAGCAGCTCCAGATTTCGTCTATAACAATATCCATTCTATTTATACAATATAAAAATTGAATATGATTAGTTTGATAAAATTTTATTAATTCACGATGCTTACCAGCGAAGAACTTGCGAATCTGAAAAATGGAGACTATTTTAAAAAGGAACATAAAATAGGTTCTGGTGCCTTTGGTAGTGTTTATAGTATTAATGATAGGTATGTGGTTAAAAAGGTCTCTCAGAGTTGGCTAACAATATTTGATATACCCGTTTTGAATTTTAAATCACCTCATACACAATTTAGGAATGAACTTATAGCAACAAATCTACTTTCCAAAAAGGGAATAGCGCCTAGAGTGTTATATTATAGTGAAAATCGGTACTGGTATTATGTTATGGAGAGGTTGGATGAAACATTGTATAGTTTAATTAAAAATAAAAGATTAACCCTTCATCAAATAGATAAGTTAGAACAGATATTTCTAAAATTAGTAAATACGACATATAGACATGATGATATGCACCAGAAGAATATTATGTGGTCAGAAAAATTAGATGATTTCCGCATTATTGACTGGGGGCTATTCTATCGTTCGAAAAAAAAGAAGAGACTAAATAATTATGATACAAAATTTATTAAATATCTAAAGAGGAAAGTAGTATAGATATTATTAATATTAAAATAAATTGAATTTTTTTTATTTATAAATTTGTATTAACTTATTACTATCATGTCAAAATCAACCTTCTCGGATTTGTCACTTGATTTAACTAAAAGCATTGATACACAAACTAAAAAAGAGAATGGGATTTATTTTACACCAGTAGAAATCGTAGAGAATACACTAACACTATTGGAACCATTTATTAAAAATATTAAAACTGTATTAGAACCTTCTTGTGGGTCGTGTGAATATATTCTTGGATTAGATAGTAAACATAAAGGATTGGATATAACGGGTATAGAACTAAACGAACAGATTTTTAGCTCTATTGAACATATTAATGAAAATGATAATATTCAGCTATATAATTCTAATTTCCTGACCCATAATTTTACTAATAAATACGATTTAATTATTGGAAATCCTCCTTACTTTGTAATGAAAGACAAAAGTGATATAGACCCATCTTATAAAAAATACTTTACTGGGAGAGCCAATATATTTATTCTATTTATGATAAAGTCTCTGAAGCTACTTAATGAAAATGGAATATTATCGTTTGTATTACCAAGAAGTTTTTTAAACTGTTTGTATTATAATAAAACACGTGTTTTTATTAAGGAACATTTTCAGATTTGTCATATAGTAGATTGTACTAATGGTTTTAAAGAAACCAATCAAAACACTATTATTCTAATTCTACAAAAACTTTCTAAAGATAAAATAAAAAATGATGATAATATTTTAGAGTTAGGTGATAATATTATTTTAGATTCTTCTGATACTATTGTATCACTAAAAGAATTACTTAATAATTCAACAACTCTAGAAAAACTTGGAGCTACGGTATCTATTGGTAATGTTGTATGGAATCAACGAAAACGGTGTAATAATACAGAAAAGGTAGATGGTAAAATGGTTGAAAAAGAGGAAGAAGATAATGATGGATTTTTAACAGAAGATACAACAAAACCAGTTCTTATTTATAGTTCTGATATTAGTGATGGTAAAATCTCTATTAAAAATTATAAAATAAAGGATCCAGAACCTATAGTTACAACAGTTAATGGAAAAATAAGGAAAAAATCAAGATGGAACATTAATAACAATAAATTAAACCATGTCAATATGGAGGGTGATGAGGGGCCTCTTTTAGTTGTGATGAGAGGGTATGGTAATGGAGACTATAAATTTAATTATTGTCTTATTAATGAAAAATTTAAATATAAAATAGAGAATCATCTAATCTGTATAAAATATGATAATACTAGTAATAAAAAAAAGTTAGAATTTTATAACCGTATAGTTAAATCATTTGAAAATGAAAAAACAAAGACCTTTATTGATATGTATTTTAGTAATAACGCTATGAATGCTATGGAGTTACATACTATTCTACCTATTTACTAAGTGAAATTTGGAATGCTGGAAAAGCTATACCATTACCGTTTTTCCATCGTAGTAGAATTTTTAAAGATATACCTGTTTTTGTTGTTGCAATATATGATTGTTTATCAGGATTTTTAGTATAGCTATCTATTTTAAAGTTATTACAATTAATAGTTTCTAATTTAAGTTTTCCATTTTTGTATAACATGTAATATTTATTTTTTTGAGTTTCAACAAGATAGTCGCTAAGTTTCTCTATGTCAAGTTCATATAAACTAATAAATTGTTTAATACTATTATCTGAACAAGATTTTGATTTCTTATAAAAATCTATGTCATTTTCATCATTTGTAAATTTACTACTATTTTTACAGCCCTGATAGTATTTTGATTGGTAATCTTTCATACAGTTCGGTTTATCACTATTAATTTCTTTTAAATAGGTTTCTTTATCAGGTAGACTTAAATTAGAATGTTCCGAAAGTATTGGAAGGTAGTTATCATAAAAGAATACCTCATAATTTTCACTAAGAAATTTAGATGGGTTCATTGGAGAAACAAATTGTGGTGTATCTGAAATACATTCGGCATTATATTTAAATTCTATTTTATAGGTAACTTTATTTATGGTAATATTAAAATCATGGTGGTTCCCTCTTCCAGCTTTACGTTTACATTCGATAGTATCAATGTTAGGAATGTTGTTTTGGCTACAAATATCCTGTATGTAGTTATCTAGTTCTGTTTGTAAATTAAACCATTTAGTATCAGTGTAAAAATTGGGTGTAATTGCTTTATTAATTATTGCATCTATTATATTTTCTCTAATATTATTATTAGCATCATTTTTTGACCGACAAACTGCTTCAAATGTGTCAATATCTCTAATACATATTTTAGTTTTATTGTATATTAGGCTTATGCAATTACATGGATTTGGTAACTGAATTTTACAGCATTTCCAAATGAGCTTATGTGAACTCATATTGATATCAAATGTATTAAGTCTTATAATTTTGTCTTTTAAATCAATTTTATATTAATAAAATATAATTTAATTATAAATGGATAAACTTTTAGATACCCTAACTAATTCTTGTGAAGGTTTGAAAAAAAAAGGTGTTATTACCCCTGAAGAATATGAAAAATGTAAAGCTGTAGGTGACGATGAACATAGGGATGAATATAGTGCGAATGAAAACAAGGACTATATTAATAAGGTTTTTGGGTCTAAATCGGATCAGATTAGTCATGAAGAAAATTTAAAATATGATAACTATGAATCATTGTTTAGAACTAATATGGAGTCTCTAATAAATGCACAGAAAACCGGTAATAAACAACAGGAATTTAAATTTACCAATAACCTAAATAATATTAAGGATGAAATAAAGGAACTTATAAATGAATATGAACTAAATATTAAAACAACAAAATCCCATAAAATCTATAAAGAAATGCTTCTAAAAAATAGGACTCTTACTAAATTACTAAATGATATAAGTGTACAAAAAAATGAGATGTTATCTGTGAAAAAAAAGCACAGCAATATAGATGAAAAGAGAATAGTTTATAATAATTACTTTAAACTAAGTGGGTTTATCTTTGTGTTCCTGCTATTAATATTTTTATATCTTATATCTTCTATTAAAGAAAAATAAATTTTAATAATTATAAATATTGTAGTATTATATAATGTCGGTGGTAGGTAATAGTAAACTTATATTTGAAAAAAGATATAATGACGCTTATAAAAGCATTACAAATGATTATAATTTGCATTATAAAAAAGATAACACCAAGGTTCTCTCTATTCTAGATAGTTTAGTTGAAAAAAACAAAAAATTTGTTTCTCAGATTTATAATGAACAGAATAGTATTAAAAATTATGAAAAACTTATTGAAAAGAGAGAGAAAATTTTTAAGAAGATGGAAGCAGAAATTGTAAAAAATACGAATTTGAATATGGAAAAGGATACTTTTGTTATGTTATCAAAGGAAAAGAATAAGAATATTGAAATCTACTACATTGTTTATATTTTATTCTCTGTTCTATTGCTAATAATAGAGGGTTCAGTTGTTTTATTCAAATAATATATAATTATATAATATATGGCGAATCCGAGTAGATCGGAGATGGATTCTAAGGAAGAAGAAGCTATTATTAATATAGCAGAAGATGAACTAAGTGAAAATGAATTACAAATTAATCTTTTAATAGATAAGATTAAAGGTTATTCCAAAAATTTAGATAAAGTATATTCAAATAACACCGATATTAGTAAATCTTTTGACCGGATGAAAAATCTGGATGAAAATAGTAAAATTGATATAATGTGGGAGTATCTTATTAGTAATTATAAAAATAATTTCGAATATATGGTAAATAATTTTGATAAAATAAAAAAAAAGAATATGAAACTTTTAGAAAATAAAACCAAACTAAAAAAGCTTAAAAAAGAATTAAAAACATTAAAAACACAGATTGCAACTAAAGAGAAAGAATATAAACTAAATTTTAATAGATACAATGAAATGATTTTTGAAACCAATCTTCTTAAAAATTTTATGATGTTTCTCATGGTTCTACTCATTATTCCTATTCTAAGGTTAGCTGATATTATCAATAGAACACTATGTGTCGTAGCCTATTCTTCCCTGGTTGCTGTTGGAATTATCTATGCTACATATCTTTTTATGAGTGACAGAGAAAATAGAGATAATATCTTCTATAATATGTTTAATTTTGAAAAACCTGATGATGAGGACCATGAACCAACTACAACAGAATCTTCTGAAAAAGAGAGTAATGAATCTTCAGAGGAACCAACTACAACGGTAGCTTCAGAGGAACCAACTACAACGGTAGCTTCGGAGGAATCAACTACAACGGCAGCTTCAGAGGAACCAACTACAACAGCATCTACTTCAGAGGAACCAACTACAACGGCAGCTTCAGAGGAACCAACTACAACTGATGAGTAATAATATAATATTAATTAATAGTAATATGAAATTGATAGTAATTTTTATTTTAATATCATTTATAGTTTATCTATTGTTTAGAATAAATTCTATAGATAACTTTCAGGTTCCAGTGATGGTACCATTATTTGATATAAAGTCATATATAGAAAAAAGGGAATGTGCGCCATATGAAAAACGTTCTGTTAATTGTTATAAGAAATTATTAAAGGAATATATAGATGATTTTAAAACACAACTTTCCGAAATTTATTCTAAAAAGTTAGTGGGGGATACTATATCGGATATAGATGTTAGGTCGAGTAAATGTTTTGAGAAATTAAATGACTTTCCTACAAATATGGTAAGTAAAATAATAGATTTAAGTAAAAATACAGATGATGTAAATAGTAAAATAGAAGATTTGATTACTAAGGAAAAATTTTATAAGAAATCAGAAATACGGTTTATGGAGGTTTACAAAGCAATCCAGAAAAGTATAAAGAGATATCATAAGGATAAATTAGTAATAGTAGAACTGCCAGATTTTCCGGATAATTACATAGAGGATAAAGAGGACTGTGAAACAGTAAAGTCATTTAAAACAGATACTGATCTGGATGTATGGGGTAAAAAAAATATAGTAAAGCATTTTATAAAAAAATTAACAGATATATTAGATTCAATTGATGTAGATACTAATAAGGGAACGATAGAGATGTATGATGCAGATAAATTAGTGACAGTATTAAAGGATGGCATAATAGAATCAAACGAGGATGATGCTTCTCCAGAAATGAAAGAAACTTCTGAGAGAGTTTTGGCTAGTTTAGGAGTGGTATCAAGGACAATATCGGATTATTATTGTATGACTCGTGTTAATTGTTGTCATAAAGAGGATTGTGAAGCTATACAGAAAAGAATAAAAAATTCAAAAGAAGAGAATATGATAGCTCTTTATAAGGGTAAATATAGTAAGTGCATAGAAAACAATAAAAATATGAAAAATAAATCAAAAATTTGTAAAAAAATTGATTTAAAATTGATTTAAAATAATGTATTATATCATTATAATAAAAATGAGTCTCCTTGACAAAATCTACAAATCAAGACAGACGGTTATCGAACTCATGGAAGACCGTGGGGTAAACATGGATAAGTATAAGGATTTTACAATTAATGAAGTAGAACTAATGGTATCAAATATGCCTAAGAAGAATGAGGATATTTCGCCGGTTGATATTACTCTAGAAAATGGTATTATTAAATACTTTCTTACTCCCAAAATCAGGGTTACAAATCTAATGACACAAACAGACAAGATTATAGAGGATTATAATGAGGGAGATACGGTAATCTTTATTATCCGTGATAAAATTACATCTGAGGATAGTATAGAAGAATTTTTCAGGAATATTTATAATACAAGGAAGATATTTGTGCAGTATTTTCATCTAGATACACTAACATTTAATGTAACAAAACATAGTATGGTTCCAAAGCATGAGATTCTTAGCAAGGAAGAGACAGACGAACTAATTAAATCATTGTATATTACAGATATTAAGAAGCTACCAAAAATCAATGCTAGTGATCCGATTTCTAAATACTATGGAATAAAGGTTGGTGAAGTATTTAGGATTACACGTCCTAGTGAGACATCAGGTATTTCATATTATTACAGACTATGTCAATAATTGTGTAATACTATATAGTTTATTGATATTTAGTTCTTTAGAGTTATTACATGTAATTTTTATATTAAAATTGGGTTCATAATTAAAAAATACATTAATATTTTTATCAATAAAGAATTGTGTCGTTTTGTATGTTTCTTCATTTGTATAGTTTTTTTTACAAGGGAATTCACTACTTTTAATAGGGGTTTTTGTAAAATACTGAATTAATTTGTTATTATACATATGATATGAAATAAGTTTTTCATGGAAGTATTCAGGTTTATAAATATGTTCTAAGACGATTTGTTTGTAATAGAGTTTTTTAGTAGTAATATCTTTTTTTTTATATAACGAACATTTTTTTTTCCATATATTAAATTGTTCTTTGGTAATATTACAGTTATAGTGTGATTCTTCGGATTTTCCGATATTAATTTCAAAATAGTTACATTTGTCAGGTGTAGAAACAAATGACATAGTTAAATATAAAATCAAATATTATTTAAATAAAATTGATAATATAATAATCTATATATTAAAATAAAATGTCGGTCAAAGGAGTTCTATTGCTTGTGACGGGTAATATTAAAGATGTTGAACTACCTTTTCATAAACCAAAGGGGAAAAAGGATGCTAAGAACTTGAATCTAAATAATAATTTATTTGATAACATAGGTAGTAGTGACTTGAAAATTATTGGAGAACTAGATATTTATAATTCGAAGGAAAGATTAGTTATGTATGGGTTTACAGAGGGTGATTTGGAAAACATTCATGAACTTATTACAACCGATAATATGCTAAAACTAAAATACTATGGTGATATTGTTATTATTAAGATGAACAAGACACGAATTGTACCGATTGATTGCAATGAATATGAATCTATCTTCAATGATTATTTTGTTGAGAATAAATATAATGAATCAGATAATGAAATAGACGAGGAATATAACAGCGATAATACTGATTCTGAAGAAGAAGAAGATAAAACTGATTCAGAACATGAAGATATAGATGAAGATAGTGAATCGTATGTGTCTACATCTATAGTAGAACAAGATACAGAGATTAGTGAGTCTATTGATATCCGCGATAAGAATATAGAATTATTTACTGGTATTTTGAATAAAGATAAATCGAGTAAATTGGAAGAAGCTATTTACAATTATAGTTTAGAAATAGCTAAAAAAAGGAAAATTAAGGAATCATTTACAAATATGAATTTCAAAAAGATTTACATAAATAAATCTAGATCAATTCTGTCTAATGTCAAAAATGATTCCTATATCAAGAATAAGAATCTAGTAACTAAAATTATTAAGGGTAAAATTAATGTTAGTGAAGTTCCTTATATGAGTAATCAGGAACTTTTCCCGGAACACTGGAAGAAGATTATGGATGAAAAATATAAGAGGGATAAAATGATGTATGAAGAAAAGAAAGAAGCAATGACTAATGAATTTAAGTGTGCTAGATGTAAATCGAGGCAATGCACCTACTATGAACTCCAGACGAGGAGTGCGGATGAATCTATGACAACATTTATTACCTGTTTGAATTGTGGTAATAGGTGGAAAAATTAATTAGAACAGTGTTAATCTATTTCTCCAACCTACATATCCTCTTAATAATTCTTCGTTATCTGATAATATATGTTTTTCACCACTTTCATTAACTAAAACACAAAATCTAGAATAATCACATTTTAATCCTTCTGTATTCATTTTTTCTAATCTAAAATTAATATTATTATTAAAACTGAAGTGTAATGTCTCGGACTTTTTCGACATATAAGTTATAAAGGCAGATGTTTGATAATCTCTAGCTGGATAAACATACGTACCATTATTATTTTTATAATCAATCCCTATATATACATCCATTTAATATTACATATCTTATTTTTTTTGAATATAATCGTACCATTCTTTAATAGCTTGTCTACGTTTATCCTTATCTCGTTTGATTTCAGTTTTAAGATATTTACTATATGGAACTACCTTTTTTTTATAATTTTTAGTAATATTATGAATAATAAGGTTGTATAGAATTTTTACGTTCATTAATATTATTTAACAAAATCTTTTTCAGTTAGAACATATCCCCAGTGCTGTAGGCTCTGTCTAATTTTAGGGCTAACCTTAAAATCATCAAATGTAGTATTTTTCTTTTTAATAAGTGTTATTAGCCATAGTCTAAACCGTCCTTTTTCTCCAGCAAATTTATTCCATCTATCTATTTGTCTTTCATCATCACTACTACGTTTTCCTGTATAAAAATCACAATACCACTGGACCCATCCATAGGGGTGTTCTTTATTAATCCATCCTTTCTTTTCCCAGAATTGTAGGGAAGTTCCAACACGGGCTTTATATTTGTTGAGTGAAATATCACATATACTGCTGGTTAATTGGTTTGGTTCCATATTCTCCCACCAGTCATCTGGGTATTCTTTATGCATATCTTTATAATTTTTGTTGGTAACACCTGATTTGATTGGTCTCCAGTATGTTCCACCAAAACTACCAAGTTGGAATATTTCTTTTGGTGTAAGGTTAGGAGTAAATTCTGGGTGGTCACTAAAAAACAATTTATCATTTTTTTTAATAGGTTTTACTATTCTACCACCACCTTTCATGAATTTTTTGGCAAGTTTAACAGGTTTGCTATTTTTCCTACATTCTTCAGATAATATGTGATAGTCAACTTTAGAGGATGGTCCACCGGTTAGAGCACTGCCTAATCTTGCTATACCCCAAGAATGAGCGGTTTGGTTAGGTCTAGACCCAGATGAATAATAGGCTCCTTGTCCTTTTTTAATAATATCATTAAGGCCTTTAATAGAGCAGCCGGTATTTCTGGATAGTTTTTTGTTTGGTGTTAAATTTTCAACGTTGTACATTTCAGAAGCTTTTTTTACCCATCTTGATTTTTTAGATTTAAACGACTTTAATTTATTTCTGGTGAAATATTTACCCTTTTTGTAAAGTTTTTTAGATTTTAACAACATTTTTTTTTGTTTAAGTTTATCCTTTTTAGAAAGTGAATCGGGAACATATTTTTTAGACATATAATTTAATGTTAGATATTAAAGATTTTAGTTTATATAATAACTAATATGGATGAAACAGAAGGAATTGAGATTTATGATAGTTTTGAAGACATGGGTCTAAAAGATGAAGTTTTAAGGGGAATTTATGCATATGG